CACAGATGATGTTTCCGATGGTCGTCTCCTTGGGGCCACCGCCGCTTGCGATGGGTTGACCGTTTGGTCCATTGCCCCAAACGCCGTGCCGCTCTACCATCGCCAGCATGTCCCGTAGCGCCTTCACCAACTTGTCGTGTGCGTTGACGGCCTTGACGATGAAGGCGGCGTTGGCAGTGTTGTCAACTGCGCCGTCCCAACTGTCTATTGTGGCAAGCCAGTAATTACTAGGCAATGCGCGCAATGTTTTGGTGCTTGGTTCATATTTCCACGGCGTTGGTGTATGTTCCATGATACTATCCTTTCCCGGCCTGGGGTCGGTTAGTTGTCGAGGCTGGCGAGCGCCTCCGCCAGCGTTTTGCAGACATCCTGGTAGCCCCAGTGATCTTCTAACTGTAAATCGGCGCTACCGGCCGGTTCCCAATTCCAACCGGTGCATTTAACCGGCTCACTGCCGTCCTGTTCGTAATCGTCGCTCTCGATCAGGCACAGTTCTATTTCATCGTCGGCGAGAATGAGGTACGGCATACCGAACCCGCCACATTCGACGTTTCCGATGAACTCCCGCCCGTCCAGCGTGCAGCGGAATCGCTGAATCTCGCCGTCGTGGCCGCATTTATCGATGCTCAGGATGTCGAGTTCGTCGATCCAGTCCTCTAGCCCTGGCGTCCAGTGCTGCTCCGGGTGGATTTTCGCGTGCTCTGCCATGATACTATCCTTTCCCGGCGGTATTGCCGTCTGCCACTACCCAATGATAGCATCGGCATTATCCCGTGTCAAGGATAAAATAAAATAAATCTGTGGGGTTCGAGAACGTGCCGAACCTGTAGAAACGCTCCCGCCGTAGTGCTACCATTGAAATAGGACGTTCTTTGGGAGTAATATCATGGCGAACGGAATAAAGTCGGCCGCGGTGTCATACGCCACGGCTGGAACTCAGGCCACAATCGCTGCGCCCACAAAGGGCAAGATCCGGATTCACGGTATTGCCCTGGCCGCCGCCGCCGACGTCACAGTGACGCTCAAGGACGGCAGCACGGGCTTGACGGGCGCGATGACGTTGGCGAAGACGGCGGGGCCCCTCTCGCTCGGCGTGCCCCCGGACCCCAACAGGATACTCTGGGAGTTGAGCGCCGAGGCTGCCTTCAATATCACGCTTGGCGGCGCGGTGCAGGTCTCAGGCACGGTCTGGTACACAATCCACCGCTACAACACCTACGCCGCCCCGGGAAATGACCAGATACCGTAATGGCTGGAAATGGCAAAATCCTCCGCGTTGCAGACCTGATCTCTGATGCCCTTGACGAGACAGGCGCTGCTCGCGCCCTCAGGACTGTGTTTGCCAAGGGCGCCGCACGCGGCGTTATCATCGTCCACGATCGAGCCCTTGCCGAACGGGTTCACAAGGACATCAGGCGCGCGATCGACTTACCGCTCAAGCCATACAAGCTCATCGTGAACGCGGATGCCGTTCCCCCCGGCGGTGTGCTGGTCGGTGATTTTGACGAGATGGACCGACAGATCATTGCCAAGCACTACAAGGCTCAGCGAAGGACGGGCACGCCATGAGGATCAAAATCAAATCTCAATCGCCTTTTGGCGGAGGCGAACTCGTGATACAGCCGCCGGTGGAGATAGTATTCGAGGTTGGGGATCTGGCGCTATGCCCCGAAAACGCTATCCCAGCGGACTGCAAGCGGCACTGCGCGTTCGCGGACGCCAGGACAGCGCTCGAGGGCACATGGCTATTGTGTATGGCAAACCCAAACGGCGAACCCGTGGCGCTGGTGGAGAAGGTGGCATGAATGAGATTGCGATGGCATCCATGCGGGATTTACCTGACGGTCGGCGGATCTGGGTGCCCCCGGCGGGGAGGCCCTACTGGGTTGGTGGACCAAACGCGGGCCCCGTCCTGAGCAACGACGAGATTGAGAAATACTTCCGGCCCCAGGTGCAGCCATGAACCGACGCGGCTTCATCAAGGGCTTGGCGACACTGGCAGCGGCCCCCGCGGCCTTCTTGGCATTGTTCCGGACAAAGCCCGCAAAGGCTCCGCCACCGCTGCACAAGCTCAACCCGAAGAAGATGTGCCTCGAATACCACCCGGGCGGCTTGGTGATACTCAAGGGCCTGCCCGTCAAGCGGATCAACCCGGCTGTGCTGACTGAACTGAGGCGAGAGTTGGAAGCAATCAAACTCCACGCGGAATTTCTACTCTGCCACAGCACAGAGGAGGCGCATCACGTCGCCGGGCGGACGAATTGGCCGAACAAGCTGATGAGTGGTTTGCAGTGGTGGCAAGGCAAATGGCGGGAAGCGACGCCAGGGCATTACAAGGCTGACGGGATAAGCCTCTTGGCCCCCAAGGGCGAATGCTGGATTGTTGCGACGAAGCGAGAGCCCGACTGGTCCAAGGTCACTCACGACTTCAGGCGTCAGCGCTGCGACCGCGACGAAGTTGGGCGGCTGGCCAAAGATGGACAAAAAGGCTCAGATGCAATACTGGCGGAAGGTGAGAAGGTCTACAAGTACCTCTTCGGCCCCGGCCGCGTGAAGTGGGAAGGCGGCAAGCTGAAATGATTGAAGAGCAGATCAAGGAAGTTTTCGGCCCCGGCGTCGTGCAGTTCTCATCGCCAGAGAACAAAGACTTCGTTGTGTTCCAAGGCATTCCGGTGATTGTCCGCGACGATATGCCGAAGGACAGCGTGCTCGTGGTTGGCAAGGACGACGCCAACACGATCCTGATGAGTGGGATAGGAAAATGAAGCCAACGCCAAGCACAGACTTGTCCGTGCTGAAGGGCGCCGGGGTAGTGCCTGACGAACCCGATAGGAATCCGAGTTGTGACGGTTCGGACCGGACCGCGGACGGCAAGTTCGCCCCAGGCAATGCCAGCCGGGGCGGGCGCCACAAGGGCGAGCGCAACCTCGTCACGCGCCAGCTCATCAACGACATCTTGCAGGCATACGAAGATCGCGGCGGTGTGAAGTTCTTGAAGGAATTGCCGCCGGCCATCTTCGCTCGTCTGCTCGAGCGCATTCTCCCCAGGAAGATCGACCTGGACGCCAAGATACAGTCGTTTGGTCAGGCATTGGCGGCGCTGGAGGCTGAAGCTGAGGCGGAAGGGACATGAGCGCCACGCGGCGGCTGACGCTCCTGCGCGACTACAAGCGGTTGTCGCACGGGCGTTGGCGGGTCATTCCCAAGGGCGGCGGCATCATCCCATTCAAATTCAACGGAGCCCAGCGGAAGATTCATGCGGCTGCTGAGAAGATGCTTGCCACGGGCCGGCAGCTCCACATGAAGATCCTCAAATACCGCCAAGGTGGCGTCTCGACGTACTGCGCCGGCCGTGTGCAGAGTGCGTGTCAGTCACATTGGGGCTTCGGCGGCCTCAGTATCGCCGACAAGAAGGATTTGCCCGCTCAGTGGCTCAGGAGGGGCCGGAGGTGGTACTACGAGACGCCACCCGCTCTCAGGCCGGCCCTGGAGGCATCCAACGCCAATGAGTTGTACTTCGAGGAGATCGGTAGCCGGTACACGATTGCATCACAGGAGGGCCAGACCCCGGGCATGGGATACACGATCCGGGGCCTGCACTGCTCCGAGATGGGCGACTGGACCAATCCGAAGAAGGTCCTGGACGATCTACTGCCTGCCATCCCGAAGAATGACGCGGAGGGCTTCGTGATCTACGAGGGCACGGGCCAGGCCGTTGGCGGCTGGTGGTATGACTCCTGGGAGTTGAGTAAGAAGGGCGAGGACGACTTCGCCACGGTGTTCTTGCCGTGGTTCCTTCAGGAGGACTACCGCATGGACCCGAAGGAGGTCCTCGACCTCGATCAGGAGGAGCAGCACCTTGTCACGGCGTTCGACCTGGACAGGGATCAACTGGCGTGGCGCCGATGGGCGATCCGCAACGAGTTCGAGGCCGACATCGACCGCTTCAGGTGCAAATATCCCGCCACGGAAGCCGAAGCCTGGATAGACGTGGGGCAACTAGCGATCCGCCCGGAGATCCTTCGGCATCACGCAGAGCTCGTCAAGGAGCCGCTGCGGCGTGTGAGGCTGCACTGGGCCGGCGACAAGGAGCACGTACTAGCTGAACCCGTGGGGCTGGACTACCGCGGGCCGGCGTGGGACATCTGGGAAGAGCCGAACAATCTGTTCGACTACGCGGTGGGTGGCGACGTCATGGAGGGCGTGCTGGCGGACCAGGACGATCCACGCAGTGAACTGGACTGGTCCACGGGTGCCGTGCTGAACCGACGGGAGTACCGTTTCGCGGCGAGTATGCGTTGGCGTGGCGACCCCGACAAGCATGGTGACGAGTTGGAGAAGTGTGCCACGTGGTACAACGCGGCCTGGGCCTCGCCCGAGATCAACTCGCCCGGCTGGGCTACTCTGACGGCCATGCGGGACTATCCGCACCTGTTTCAGCGTGAGGGGCCTCCTGATGCGTTGGCCGGTGAGTTGCCGCTGAAAGCCTACGGGTGGAAGACCACGCCGATGAACCGCGACCAGCTTATCGACGACTGGATCGCTGGCTGCCGGCCGGAGGAGCACACGGGTTTCGAGGGGAAGATCGAGGTTTACGATGCAGGATTGCTCGACGAGGAGCGGAACTTCGTGAAGAAAAAGTCTGGAAAACGCGAGCATAGGCCCGGAAAACATGACTGTAAGCTCTTTGGCCACATGATCGCGCTGCAGGTCCATCAGCGTTGCCCGCGGGGCGAAACTGAATCGGACCGAGATGCGCAACATACTCTGGAAATGCGTGCACGGCGTGGTATAGAATACAGTGGCGGATTCGATACGTGGGATCCGGCCGAGGATGACTGATGACTGATCGTGGCGATTTGGCTATCAAAACTGGCCCGAGTCGAGAACCTTGCGACGGGTGTGGTCGCGCTATCCTCGAGGGCGAGAAGTATCTGTGGGGGATTACGTCCTGCTGTGGCGGTGGTTGCGGCCGCCGGCTGTGTTCTGATTGTATCCACTGGGCCCTGAATGCCCTGAAGGACGACGAATGATCGCTTTGGCGTGTTCCGTCATATCGCTCGCTTGCTTTGCTGCTGGCCTTGTTGTCGGCTGCGGCATTGGCAAGAAGCGGCTGAAAGCCCAGTGGAAGGCGAGGAAGTCGTGAGATGGCCAAGCTCAAGCCCAAGAAATACGTCGAGAAGATGGCCCTGGCGGCGCCCTTCACCTTCGGGCAGTTCGCCCAGAGGGTCAGGGAGCCCATCATCAAGATATTCAAGCTCGCCCGGGCGGACGGGTTCAACGCCTTCACCTACAAAAAGATCGCAGTGACTGAGTTGGTGCCGGGCGACGATGGCGTGTCCGAGTGGACAGTGACGGTGGAATATTCACCATGAAACATCGCGGGATAGTGCAGTTGGTAGCACGCCTGGCCCATACCCAGGAAGTCGCCGGTTCGAGTCCGGCTCCCGCAATTATGAGCCCGACGAGAAACTAAAGACTGCGTAGGTTCGACCGGCCAGTCGTCCCTTCTGACCAGCATAAGCCCTTGTATCCCGTCAAGCGGAGCGCAGGGGTTTTGCGCATTTAATGGGAGCATTGACATGGCGAAGTTTACAGGAAAAGCCGCCCCGACGACCAAGACCATCGAGCGTGAGGGCGTGGCGACGTTCGTCTCCAAGACCGTCCCCGGCAACGTGGAGATCGACCGGCAGGCGCAGACCGCGTTGAACCAGGCGATCACCAAGGCCAAGACCGACGGCATCAGCATCCTGAAGATCGGGAAGGTGACTGCGGGCCAGCCCGTCGTGAAGAACTACAACGACGGCGTGTGGCAGTTGCGGGTCGTCGTGGAGTTCGAGGTGCCCGCATGACTGAGGCCAATGTGCATCCTGACGGCATGAACGTCGGCGCGGTCTTCAGTTATCCAAAGGATGCTTCAGACGAAATGAAGGTCCGGGCTGGGGCTGATGCAGGCTATGCAATCGCGCGTCGTGCGATAGCTGACGGCTACAAGCTCTCCGGCTCAGACAGGTTCTTTGTAGCGCTTCCTGACCCCAAGAACGGTATCGGTCGCGTCGCAGTTCACTATGCCACTGCGCCGGAGCCGGAACCTGAAAGGATGGTCCCGGCATGACGCGACCAGCGGAATCCATCAACTTCCAGGCGCCGTTCAAGTGCCCTGGCGACACTCCGAAGCTGGAGAACGTGGCCGGCGCTGCGTATGTCGCCGCCATGTTGGCCCAGGAGCGCGGTTACGATGGCGTGCCTGACTTGATTCGCGTGGCGCAAAGCCCGGACTCCAAGATCGGTCGCGTCCTGGTCCACTTCGCCGCGGTGAAGGAGCCGGTAGCCGCCGGAGCGTGACATGGCCCTGTTGAAGCAAGCCCAGCTCGAAGACCTCAACAAGATGCTCGACGAGCGCGTGTGCCCGGCGCAGAAGGTGGTCGATGAATGGAAATCGCTCTGGGACTCGGGTCTGGATTACGTCTTCAACAATCAGCTTGCGAATCATAAGCGCAACGAGGGGTGGGACCGGATTCAGGTCAACTTCATTTACCCCGCCGTCGAACAAACGATGGCGATTCTGGCGCAAAGGCGACCGAAGCTCCTGGGCCTGCCCGTCGATCCCTCTGACAAGGAGTGGGCCGAGTTGTGGCAGGGGATCCTCCAGTTCCAGTTCGAGCGTGTCATCAGGATGCCGCACAAGCTCGTACAGTGTGCCCTGGACGGCGCGACGTGTGGGTTCTACGTGGCCAAGCACTTCTGGGAGAAGAAGGCCGAGTGGTCCGACGAGAAGCGGAAGTGGATCGGCAAGCCCAAGGTCAACATCATCAAGCCCACGTACTTCGCGGTGGATGCCTGCGCCGAGACGATGGAGGACGCTGGCATGGTCCGTGGCAAGCGGCGAATCCCCGTGGACCAGGCGGTTGCCCGCTGGCCGGCGTTCGCGGACGAGCTCAAGGCCGCGGCCACTCTTGAGCTTGAGGCGGACCGGGAGGGCGGCGCGGTGACGTTGGAGACCGTCCCCGCCGGCCAGAACCAGACCGATTGCAACGATCCCACCGTTGACGAGGCCCGGCTGGCCAACCTGCTGCGCGCGTCGCGGGCCGACATGTTCCTGGAGACTGCCACCGACCCGGACGAGAAGGGTAGTGCGGCCTGGGTGACTATCGAGGAAATCTACTGGCGCGACGAGGAGGAGAAGGAGCAGGTCGCCCAGGAGAACATCGAGGCCCAGGAGTTGATCGACGCCGGCCAGGTGGTCGAGGACGAATTCGGCCAATTCCTTGACCCGCAGACGAAAGAGCCGGTTGGCGACTGGCCGACCAGGGAAAACAGGTGGATGGAGCCCACGTACCCCCGGGGCCGGTTCGTTATCCGTGTCGGGGGCAACGATAAGACCATCCTGAACCCCGACACGGAGCAGCAGAAGTACCCCTACCGCAAGTGGCCCTTCACCGTTGGGGTCAACAGCGTGCTGCCGCATATCTGGCAGGGCCTGAACGACGTCGAGGTGGCCCGGGGCCCCCAGGACTGGATCAACCTGGCCTACATGCACATAGCGATGTACGTCAAGCAGTTTTCCGATCCTATATGGGCTGTTGAGACGGACGCGATCCCGACTAGCAAGGAAGGCAAGAAGGCTAAATCGCTTGCCGCCCGGGCTGGGGCGATTATCACCTTCGCCAAGGGGGCACTTAGTGGCAAGAAGGCCGAACGGCAGAGTCCCCCGTCCATGTCTGGGGCCGTGGTGCAGTTCGCGCAGCTCATGTCGGAGAACCTGAAAGACCTGACCGGCGTGCAGGACATAGCCCTTGGTAAGCAAATGGCTGGCCAGCAGACCCTTGGCGAGATCAACAAACTTGAGAGCAACACCGGGATCAGGACAGGTCTCAAGAGCATCCTCATGGACGACTTCACCGTTCGGGTCTTCGAGGGTGTGGGCGAGTTGGACCAGATGAACATGGACCTGGGCGAGATGAGGCGGATCGCCGGAGTGAAGGGCAAGGGCATCGTCGAGATCGTGCCCGAGATGATGAGTGTGCAGTATGACTTGAGGCTTGAGGTGGGGACCGCCATGCCACAGGACCGGGAGAAGAAGCAGATGCAGTTCTTGCAGCTTTATCCCCTGGTCGGCGAGGCGATGCTGCCGGAGTTGCTTGAGATCTTCGAGGTGTTGGAGGCCGAGGAGATCCTTGAGCGACATCAGTTGTGGCAACAGTTCCTTCAGTACGTCGAGATGATGGAGCAGCAGGCCCAGGAGCAAGAGAAAACCGCCCAGCAACCGCAGACACCGCAAGACGTGATGGCCGATGAGGTCGTCGCGGCGCAACAAGGAGCCCAGCAATGACGACAAAGATACGATATGCGGCTGATGGTGTAACCGTAGCGGGGATGAGCAATCACCCCGAGAATGACCGGCTGGAAGACGTCGTGGTTTATATTCCGTGGGACGGCCCCCAGAGATTTGCCCCCGGCGAAGTCTCCACAAACTTTCGAGCGAATCGACCCATGCTCGTGAAGGACGTTTGCCTATCACGGGACAATGCCGACCTCATGGTGAGTTGGGAAGACGGCACCGCGGACTGCTACCACAACTGCGCCGTGGTGGCGCATTACCGGTCGATGAACGAGCCGGAAGCCGAACCGAGCGCGCCGGCGGCGCCTTGCCCCCACACTAAAGTCGAATGGAGCGACTCGATGCAGTTGTATTGTTGTGTGGCTTGTGGCGCGCGCGGCAGTGCTGACGACTTTTTAGTGGGGGATGCAAACTTTTTCCAGCACATTCAAAAGAACGAACCGGGACAGAAGGTGGCCACTCTCTGCGCCGACTGCGGCGCGGTTGACACGCTGGCTGTGTGGGTTGACCAAACCCTCGCTCCATCAGGCTTTATCTTGTGTTGCTGCACAGCCTGTAAGCATATGCAGTTGCTGAACAAGGAAACCAAGGCAACCTTCTTGTATCGTCACAACGAACGCACAAAGACACTCGAACCCATCACAGACGAGAACGAACCGGGACAAGCGCCCGGCGACAATAACCCAGCCGATGCCCAGCCGAAAGGACAAGAGCCAATAGGCCAGGGCGAGGCGCAAGGCACGGAACGGGACAAGAGCCCACCGACCAGGGAGTAGTGAGATGCCTGAAGACACAGACGTACTTGACGACGTAACCACCGACGAGGCCGACGATCTCGACATCAACGATGATGGGATGGGCGAATCCGGCGGCGGCATCACCCACGAGGATTTGTACCCCGAAGACGCTCCTGTGGAGCCGGACGGGGAGACCTCAAAGGAATCTTCGACCCTGACGGGCGAGGAAGCCGTCGCCCACGAGGAGCCTGCCGGAGATCAAGAGGCCGCGGGCGAGGCTGAGGTCGATACTGAGGCCGATGAAGCTGACGACCCCGTTGAGCCGATGGGCTGGGACCCCAAGCGCCAGAAGCGCGACGAAGAGGCCGCGAACGAGCGCAAGGCCGGCGAAACTGAACTCGCAACGCTTCGTGCGGAGCGGGATCGGTACAAGACCGCCGCGGAAGCCCAGGAAACAGCCGACAAGGCCAAGGAAGAACTCGATGAGTTTTCCCCTGACGAGGACGTTACCACCGCGCATAAGCGGCTGGTGAAACAGACTCGGACCCTTGAGGCGAACGTCAAGGAGCTTCAGGCAAACGCCAAGTCCGAGGCCGATATGCGAGAGGTCCGGGCCCAGGCGGAGATGCAGCAGCAGTGGGCGGCGTACAAGCGGGACAGCCTGGCGGCCCAGGACAAGTTGTACGGCCCCGATACCCGCAACAAGGGTACGGAGTTGGCCAACCAGTTCTTTGCCGACCAGGGCTACACCGAGGATGCGCCGCCCGGCCCCGAGGCGATGATCCAGCGGATTGCGTTGGAACGGCTGACCCTGCGAGAAGCGAAAAAGGGCACACCTAAGCCGAAGGGCGCCGGCGTCCGCGTGGATACCGGCACAAGCGGTTCTCCGGCCAAGAGTAGCCAGGCCAAGGACGGGAGCAACGTGGAGAACGTGAGGAACATGATCGCCGAGGGCAAGAAAGTGCCGCGATCATGGCTGCAAGACTTTGACGAGTAACTGACCAACAAGAAATCTGAATGCGCCACGATGCCCGGCCGGCCAGCCGGGAGTTGTGAGACTGAAGCTCCATCACCCCGCGGGATGGGTGGTGGAGCTTTTTTCGTGGACTGAGAAAGGCTGAGTGCCACATGGCAAACTCAAACATTTATGCTACTACCAGGGAACTGTGGCAGAAGGGCGTCCGCAAGATGGTCCTGCTGCAACTTCCCATTTATGCGGCGATGCTGGACCGGCGCCGCATCGTCTGGAAGGGCGGCACGAAGATCAAGCATACCGCCCAGTTCACGGATATGGCTTCGCTGGGCCAGGCCTACGGGTCCAACGATCCGCTGACCTCGAGCAGTAAGACGCTCTGGAAGACGATGCAGTGGCCCTGGAAAAAGGCCACGCTGCCGATCAACTACGGCGTCGATGAGTACCTGGAAAACGACGGAGGCAACGACACTTCCCCTGTCGCCCTTATCCCCAAGCTGATCGAGGCCGGGCAGGAGGGCATGAGGAAGTTCATGTACGAGATGATGTACTCGATGGCGGACGTGGCTACGACTGACACGAAGAAGACTTTTCAGTCCATCCCCGACGCTCTCGAACACGCCAACACCTACGGCGGAGTTGCCAGAACGGCCGCGGCTTACACCTGGTGGAACGGTGCTTCACTGGCCGGGACGTGGACCGACCGCAACGACGTGATGCCGGCCACCATCGCCAACTTCCGTAGCTGCATGGACGTTATCACGCGGTACGCGAAGACCACTCCGAAGAACGGCGACATCATCGCGGTCATGGGTTCGAGCATCTTCCGGGCGTTCCAAAGTCAGGTTGAGGCCCGGCACATCTACAACCGAGAGGGCGTGGGCATGTTGGCCAAGTACGGGTTCGATGCCTTCTACCTCGACGGCGTGCAGTTCGTCAAAGACCCCTTCCTCGATACGGATCCCGAAGGCGGGACCACGACTAGCGGCGACTTGGCCTCCGAATGGTTCTTCCTCTTGAACCTGAAGGACTGGGAACTGCGGATCAATCCGAAGCGGGCCTTCAACATCACTGGCCTCAAGTGGCAGGCCGAACAGGCCGGCGGGAAAGACGAGTGGCTGGCCCGGATCATGCTGGCCGGCAACCTGTACTGCAAGAAGCCCAATGGCTCCATGTGGAAGTCATACGTCACGACCTAATCGGCGTGGAAAGGAAATAAATCATGGCTGATTCAACGATTGACAGTCAACTCATTCACCTGGTGAACAACTGGGGAACCTTCCCCGAGGACTTCGACAATGTGCCCCGGGACGGCTTCGTGGGTGCGGATCATCACAACGTGGCCACCGCCGAGTATGCCATCGGCTTCACCAAGCAGGTGAGGTGTGACGGTTCGGTCGGCATTGCCGGGTTGTCCACCTTCATCTACCTCCAGGTCGGCACCCAGGACACGGGAACCGCTCTGGCGGCGAAGTCC